AGGAGTGGATATAGATAATCTGTACATCTCCCAGCCGGATAACGGCGAGCAGGCCTTAGATATTGCAGAGAGGCTAATCCGTTCCGGAGCAATGGATATCATAATTGTGGATTCCGTGGCAGCCCTGGTTCCCAAGGCAGAGATTGACGGAGAGATGGGCGATTCCCATGTTGGGCTCCAGGCGCGGCTTATGTCACAAGCCCTGAGAAAATTAACTGGTATTCTCAACAAATCCGGATGCACCATTGTTTTTATCAACCAGCTACGCGAAAAAGTATCCACCAATTTTAGTGGTGGGAACAACGAAGTGACATCAGGCGGTAAAGCGCTGAAATTCTATGCCTCTGTTCGTTTAGATATTCGCAAGAAAGAGACCTTGAAACAAGGGGATAATATAATAGGAAACCATGTTAAGGTGCGCGTTGTCAAAAACAAAGTGGCCCCTCCGTTTAAAGAGACCGAATTTGATATACTATTCGGAGAGGGTATATCAACAGAAAATGAACTGCTTGAAATAGGGGTAAAACTTGGAATAATTGATAAAAGCGGTTCATGGTATTCTTATCATGAGACCAAATTAGGGCAAGGGGCTGATAATGCCCGAATATTCTTGAAATCTAATGCTGAACTTTCAAACGAAATTTTAGAGCGTATCATGGATACTGCAACCGATAGAAAAAAATTGGCCTAATTACAATTTATAAAGGCGGGCCCGGCCACATCCGGTACCCGCTTTTATAATTTCTAAAATCCAAAAATCTTTTTCAATTCCTCTTGACTTTGCGCCCTTTTGGGCGTATAATATAATCAGAGATACGGAAAGGGGATTAAAACAATGACTATAATCAGCAGCCAGCACCACATAGATTGGGAAATCGTAGAAAATAAGATGGAAGAAATTAAAGGCTTTGAAAAGGTCGTCATCCCTTGCACTTATGTTGGTTATATTGATGGAACTGAATACGCAATGCAGAATGATAAGCACCATACTCTAGCAGCCGCAAGAGAGCTGGGGATTACGGTGGAATTTGATATCACCAATGATTCAGAGGACCTTGAAGGAGAAGCGCTTTTAGAACAGCGCTACAATGATGGAGATTGGTACAATGTAGAAACCAGTAATCCGGCATATTATGAATTTGATTTAGTTTGGTAGGAGGTGCGAAAAATGAGAAGATACCCAGATTGTATTAGGACAGATGGACTATGCGGGGCCTGCTCCGCATCAAGCTATGGAAGGGATTGCCACAACAATAATATCAACAAACTGTTGTATCAACGTTCCCTGGCCGGCATGACTCAGCAGCAGGTAGCTGACGCCGCAGGAATGAATATTCGCCAGATACAGAAATTTGAATCTGGAGAAAGGGACCTTGGAAATATGACTCTGCGCAATGCGTTGTCATTGGCAAAGGCACTTGACTGTGAGGTGAGTGATTTTGTCTAAAAGGCCTCCAAAGAGTACCAAGACTTGTGCCGTATGTGGGAAAACGTTCCCTTGTTTTCCGTCCGACAAAACCGTTACTTGTGGAAAGGAATGCTCCAGGATTCATCGTTCCCGCATACATACAGGCCTGTCGAACAAATGGAGCGAAGAAAGTCGGACCAGAAAAGCTGCGCAAGGGAAAACGGCCAATCTCGCATTAGGAACGCCCGCCGCACAGAAAAGTCCAAAATCCGGGAAATTTTTGACAAATATCAATGCAAAGGACTGGCATTTGATTAGCCCCGATGGAAAAGAATATAAATTTCATTCCCTGAATTATTGGCTCCGGGAGAACGGCGATAAATTATTTGGATGTGTGCCAGATAGTAAAGAATTTAAAAATGTAAGTACTGGACTGTCAGGAGCAAAACGAGCGATGCTCGGAAGAAACTATGGGTGCTGCACATATAAGGGTTGGAAAGTCATCCCCACAGAGCATGATATTAAATAATAGCCACACACTTCAACGGCGGGGAGTAATCCCCGCCGTTTTTTATTAATCCTATCCCCTGGCATCGCAGTGCCTCATCCTTATCCGGTTAAAACTCCCCTATGTACTGTTCACCCTCCGGTGCCACATACATGGCGCATTCCAGCGGATGCCCGGCCCGGGGCTCAAAGTAATAATCCTTACCACTAATTACATGCCAGCTGGTCAGTGCATATCCATCCGTGTTAAAATAATACTTGTGATGGTTTATAATCTGCCAGCACTCCTTGTAATACTCTGTGGTGCTGTATGCATACCACCAACCATTACTATCATGGTGCCATCCTACCTCATACTCCGGCTGCTCCACCAGGGACCAGTCAGGACGTCCATAACCATCAATACGGCTGTTATCCAAACTGTACTCCTTACAGCATACCGCCCCGCCGTTGGCAACCACCTCGTTACCAGCACTGGTATTGCCCTCGATGGTTCTTACCTTGGTCATAGTGACCTCATAGACAATACCTGTATGGCAGATGCGCTGGGAGTTTTTAAAAAATATCTGGTCACCTGGCTGAGGGTTGTCCTTATGGTACTGGCCTCTGTCCTTATAATACTGGGCGGACGTAGGGGTATAGGCCGAAAAACCTCCTCCCAGGAGCTGCCTGGCCGCCACCTGACCAAAGGCCTGGACGAAGCACCAGTCCACAAACATGTCACACCACGGCTGCCCCTGAAGGGATGGATACAGGTCTCTGGCATACTTGGTGTAGTTGCTACTGCCTGCATTAGCGGTCTTGCTGTCAAGCTGGCTGTTACTGCGCTTCTCCAGATATCCAATCTCATTCTTTGCAGCATTCAGTAATTTATCTATTGATTTCATAAAGCCTCCTATCAAAAAATAAGGCCCAGGGATATCCCCAGGGCCATTGTTGTACCGGTGCAACTTACTCTTCTTTGTCATCCACGCCGTTCTGGTTACGGTCACTTGGGCCGCCTACGCCGCTCTGGTGCTTACCCGGATGCGGCGCATTTGTTGGCGCATCATATAAATATGGTGTGGGCTTCTTTTCCTGTAGGTCCGGTCCCTCTGCCAGATATCCTCCATTCCCCGGAATATGTGCTGCATGTTTTCCTGTTAATTTTGCCATAAAATGTACCTCTCTTTCTTTTTACAGTTGATAAGTTCTGCCGTTATTACCCTAACGGCCGGGAGATAGCGGACCACCTCCTTCTACTTCTGTTTACTTTTTTCTGACTGCGTGCCAAAGTAAAACCCTACAATCATTGTAAAAATAGTCAAAAACTGTTCCCCGGTAATCTCACCGGCGCAAGTAAGGGCAATAAATCCACCTGTTAAAGCTAATGTCATAATGGATTTAACATCAATCAGTTTTGCAATCTTTTCTTTCATGCCTTATTCCTCTCCTTCCGGCTCTGTTGGAAGAGCCATTATTTCTTCATATAATTTTGTTCCAACCCCATTACCATGAAGGGCGTGGTACTGCTTATACACATCCTCAATCGACTGTTTTACATATATCGGGCAGTAATGCAAATCATCATGATACTTATTATATACTCTGATGATTTCTGCCCGGAGCAGAGCACGCACTCCATTCCTGCTGGCCATAACTTGACTATACAGATATGCTATGACCGGGACAAATGCACTACACACCCATCCCGGCCATGAACTTTTAACGTATTCAAACAGCTCCATCTCTTATCCTCTTAAAATAATTTATAATACGGCCGCTCCTCGCCCCACCACCAATACCGTAACCAGTCATCCAGCACGATTCCGGCCAGGCTTACCGGCATCCAAAGCAGGCAGTACTGGGGACATACCTGACCAAGGATATTGCCCGGCAGGCCGCTGTAATCCCACACGTTCCATCCCAGCCACAGGTTGACCACACAGCCGGTCGCAAACTCCAACACTGTCACAATGCAGGCTCCAATAATCACCTGCTGGCACAGGGGCATATCCCAGGGCAATACCTCGTTAATCAGCCCCAGAGCGACAAAACAGATGCCACCCAGGATAAACATAGTCCAGTGGCTATGTCCCCGCCAAATGGCTTCCAGGCTTATGTATATCAGTCCTCCAACGGCCCACAATATGACATACTTATCGTTCCGTCTGTGCCCCATCCGTGCTCACTCCCATCTGCCCGGCTATCTGTGTCAGATATGTCTTAAGCACCTCGCTCTGGTACTCTTCAGGCACATCCGCACCATAAAAGATTTTCTGGACCTCCTCAGCGGTCTGGCTGCCGGCAATCCACATGTTAAGTGCATTGCAGTACGTGGTGTGATAGGATACATGCCACATGGCCGCCTGGATGATTGCCTGCATGTCCGCTGCGCTGTAATACCTACAGGGATGTCCATCGGCATGATACTCCAGCTGCGTTGCCCCGGCAGTTATCTGGCTCAGCTTGCCAAACAGGTTAAGCTGGTCCTCGATGGTCAGCGCATAGTGTTCCGCGCTGCCATCAGCCAGTGTTACATTGATTCCGGCATAAATAAGCCTCTCGCACTCCGCTGCCACCTCCCGGCGTTTGCCGGCCTGCAGCTCCTCCAGGGTCGGGAGGTATGGCTCCGGAGGTACCTCTGGGCCTTCCGGCGTTTCGGGCGCCTGATACACGCTGCCATCGTTTGAGAGATACACGGTCTGGCCATCGTCCCGATATACCGTATCAAACCCGGTCAGGGTGGTTGCCTCCGTGCCATCCTCGGTGTAGATGGTGATGTCTCCCCAAGTGATAGGGACTGAGCCTGCAAACTCAATCTGCATGACACTGGATGATACTGGCTGGATGCTTTTGATCTCATACAGCTGTTCTTCCTTTCCAATTCTGATTTTTTCCATGGGTTCACTCCTTTTTATGAATTATAAAAGGCCCTTGTGGGGCCCGGTTTACGAGTTGCTTACTGTGCTCAATACCAAGATACTTGAGCTAAAAAGCTACACAAACGAAATCAAGTATCGATCATATCAGACCGTCATCCCTATCCAAGAATCATGGATTGATGGAAATATTTGCAACATACCCTTTGACATAACGACAGCGCTGATGACCGACAAGCCATATATATTTTATGTGCTCCCTTGTAGCGTTATCGGCCACCAAGTTAGATATGACTATGATTTGTCCACCAGTACTGTCGCGATTGTGTCTATTGAATTTGGCGCACAACTCATAGCAGGTAATAATGTACGGTTTGGCATATTCATAGCGGGTATATAATCATCTTGTCCACTTACGAGTCCATGTTTTTCCGTCATAATAGTCGTAAAAAATTTCGGTTTCGCTGATGCCTAAAGATAATATGACGCCATCCGGAAATTGCTGCTGAAACGCCCATTTGTTTTTGTCACTCCCATAGGCAATCGTTTTGATTGGTCCATTTAATTCTATTTTAGCATTGGCCGTGTTTGCTATTCCGGATGTATCTGCTATCTTGGTATTGAGCACAGTATAAAGGTCCATTAGCACCTTGCCCTGGGCAGCCGACAGCGGCAATTTTGCGTTGTTAGTCACGCAGTTATTCACTATCTGGCCAATCAAACAAACACCGGTCATCCAGTTCTTGGTATCGCTGAAAAACTTCTTGACTTTTCCAAGAAAGGTTTTTGTACTTTCTCCGGCTACCGGGACCGGGAACTCCGTGGTTATATCATCCAGTGTCTTTACCGTCATCCCGGATATATCCCCACCGGAGGATTCTGCCTTCTTTTTTAATGCCGCGTCTATCAGGTCAGCATTGTCGTTAAAATCCTGTATATCAACCGGGTCTGTCCCTTCTGGTTTCTTTAACTTATAATTCGGTGTTAACTGCATATCCTATGCCTCCTTTAATGTCCTTACGCCATCCCAGGTCATGTCCCCAAGACGGTTCCATATGTATGGTTTCAGTTCGCTCCATGTGGTATACCGGTACTCAAAACGGTAAGCCAGATGTGCCGGCTTAATATCTTCCAGCATGGAAATAAATGCCTGCATGTTCCTGGGTATTCCCTTAATCCCCACAAACTGGATAATAAAAAGGTGTCGGGGGTTGTCCTCAATCACCTTCACTTCCCCGCCGCTGAATGCCGCCGCGGTATCCTCTATCATCTTCCTGGTCGTGGTCCCCTGGCCCCGAAGCTTTGCCATCAGTATCTCCCGGCGCTGCTCGTATGTAAGGGACATGTTCGTGGCCACGCCAAACATCTGCTCCCATCTCGGCAATCCCCAGGTGGCCGTCACGATGTAACACTGGTCAATCAGGTCCTCCAGGTCATGCTGTAGCTGCCCTACCTCATACCCCTGTGTCCGGTATATCTCCGCCATCTCTCGGATTTCTGCCAGGAAGGGTGGGGCATACCTCGCCAGGTCCACAAAATATTCCTCCGGGACAATGGTGCTTGATCCTTCCTGGGCGTACTGGCCACGGCCGTATAATGTCTTTCCGTACATGCCTTACACCCCCTTCAGGTCATTCCAGGTGACGGCCCCTTTTTTCAGGTAGGTGCTGTCATGGTTATGGTTTTTGGCAGCCGCATCCGTGATGCCATATCCGACCAGAGTGGTTGGATTTGTGCCGGCTGTGACATGGCCTTGGGCGTTGACTGTGACACTCCGGTAGGTTCCGGCTGTTACACCGCTGCTTGGATGGGAGTATTTGGTATCGGAAAATACTCTTGTGGTCCAGTCATTCCATGTCCCGTTCTTGCAGAAACGCACATACTCATTTGTCTGGTTCGCAGCACTCCGGAAAGTTTGTATTGTAATATAATCTGCTGCTGATGCCCAGCGTATCAGTTCCACATCAAGAAGGAACGGTTGTCCCGCTGCAGGAATATTGGTGATATTTGCAGCGCCGCCGCAGGTCTTTTCAATGTATCTCATAATGCAAGGGGCACCAGAAGAAAGATTTAGGGTGTTGATATCCAAAGTCTGCCCGGTTATGTTTGTCCGTCGAAATCCTTTTGCGTATAATTCGCCGGTTGCAGGGTTTGCCAGGAAATTTGCAGATTTACGGGCTGTATTGGTCTCCGTACTGTCATTGGCGTTTCCAGACAGCACCATCCGGTAATCTGCGCTGCCGGTTGTGTTGGTCTGCGTCACCTTGGTGTCGCTGTTACTGTCAGCACCCCACTCCGCGGTACCGTCAGCACTCCACCTCAACACCTGGCCGCTGGCCCCGCCAGAAGGGATATGTTTATTTCCCGCTGTGGTGGGATGCACATACTTATTTGCTCCCTCCGCAATCCCTGCCAGCTTTTCAAGCATGGCTCGGGTAATATCATCCAGCACGGTCTTATTTGCATGCTCATGCCGCTTATTATAAGCATCCGTCCAGTTGGACAGAAGAGTCTCTGTCAGCTTGTCCAGTGTTGATTTATTGGTATGGGTATGGCGCTTACTATACGCGTCATCATACCTAGTCTTGTCTTCCTTGCTGAGAAGACCATCCACACTCTGGGTTGCCTTTGGGATTGCATTGGCGGATATAGCTATCCAGGCAGTGCCACTCCAGCGGTACGTATAATTCGTATCCTTGACATTGACAGTCCAGCCGTCATCAGGATGGGGGTAAGTTGTCGCAAGGTCAGCATAGGTGCTGACAGCCTCCTTCCAATCAACGGCGGTCTCCAGGGCAGAAAGCTTATTGTCAACCTCATTCCTGGTATACTTATCATCCCAGTTAGGCTTATTGATACCGATAGTGTTCTGTATAGCCTCCTCCGCAGCCGTAGCCCTGGATTTTTCCGTATTAACGGCGTCACCAATTGACTTCTCGGCAGCCTTCGCCCTCGTAATCTCACTGTCCAGGTTATTCGTAAGGGTCTTTTCCGCTGCCTTGGCCCTGGTCGATTCTGTGGCCAGGTTATCCGCATTGGTCTTTTCGGCAGCCTTCGCCCGCGTCACCTCAGCTGTCAGGTCATTCCTTAAAGTCAGTTCTGCATCCTCTGCCCGTTTGACCTCTGTATCAATCCGCCCATTCAGTTCCATCTCAGCAGACAAGGAACGCGCTCCTTCCGTATTCAGCGCCTTCTGTGTTTCCACAACAGCTGCCTGGACTCGATTGATATCGTCTCCCTCAACAGTGTCCCCATCCGTCTCATAACTGATGTAGGCCACCGGTACGTCTGCATACACCCGGACAATCCGTTTCCATGGCGCCAGGCTGGGTGTAGACAGGGTATATGTTTCCAAGCGGGTTCCTGTAAGCTTCGGGCCGGTGAATACCGCAAACGTAGCCTCGTTAATATTATCATGCTGCAGCTCCGCCTCATACACTCCATTGGTAAAGTGGATTTCCTCCTCCACGACATAAATGTTCCCATCAACCTTGTTCAGCTTCTCGTAGAACGTACTCACCTGCATCACATCACCTCCAATGCAACCGTTCCAGTCACTGCAATCTCATCCTCTGTTAAGGCTACGTTACCGGATACGCCGTTAAGCAACAGATTTGAGTAATCCTCCACGCCCTCAGTCCCCAGCAGCAGGTTCCCGACCCTTGCCAGGCTCACATAGGACAGGTCCAGGGCCTCCTTGTGAAGGTAGTCTGTCAGTGCAGCCTGGAATGCATTCTGGACGACACCCAGGTTCATGCCTGCCTGTAGCTTGATTCCAGCTGATACATTGACCGCCTTTTCCACGACAGATGCCACGGTCACATCCGCGCCGATGGGGCGTAGCTCCTCGATATGCTCCCGTACCATCTTCAGTATGCCGGTACCTGCAGCCGACATGTTGGCATCCGCTATGATGACCTTGACTGTCCCCGGTCCGTTGGCCAGTGGAAAGACTTTGGCCGCGCCTACGCCATCGCACTCCATGGCCCAGTTATAATAATCATACCGGTTGCCACTGGTGGACGGTTTCTGTATCACATTCAACAGGCGCGCCTTCAAAGCGTTGTCGCTCTCTTCTTCGCTACCTGCTATAAGAATTGAAGTGAGCATTGCGGAGGTCAACCCTTGAACATGGTCAATTGGGAGCAGCTGTCCAGTATATCCATTCCCTATCTCTCCCTGCTTTTCACACTCCATGTCATACGTGTGTGAGCCATCCAGGACTCCTATATATCCAACTGCCCGATATATGATGTGTTCTTCCTGAATTGCAGATACCCTGAACCCAATTGGGACCTGGACATTGAAAACACCCTGCTTATGTGCATAGGTAGCGGGTTTTCGTGCAATTCCATATGCTTCAGCAATCCGGTCAAGGCTTTCTCCACCCGCTGTTCCTGCATAGACATTGTACTGTAACCGCTGCATGTCCATATATACCCCTTCAAGATACCAGCTTACCGGTCCAAGGGCTGTCTGGATAATAGAGCCTTCCCTCTTGTCCAAATCATCAGGCACCCTGGACAGCTGGTCTGATAATATATTTGCATACGTTTTTCCACTAAAATCTATCATACCGTTACCTCTGCCTGTACCGGGCCAAAAATTGTACTTACATCAAATACGCATTTTAGGACACCCTGTCCCTGGTCTGTAAAAACGAAATTCCCTACGGACAGCACTCTGCTGTCTGTAGAAAATGCGTCCTCCACCCGCCTCGCAATTTCACTGGTTACATAATCATATTCTTCGCCAATCAGTTCCTCTAACTCAACCCCAAAATTAGGGCTGTATATCTGCCACCGGAACCGCTCCGTATTCAGGATGATGTCCACCGCCTGCCGCATGGCAGCAAGCCCGGAACCCATCCCACTAATCTGTCTGGATGACCAGTCAATCATGAATGTATTTGTAGGTCTGTCTACATACGTCAATGAAGTGTCCAGCCCTACCCCCTCCGGCAATGTTGCCATATCATGCCTCCTTATACCCTCGATAGAATGATGTATCTGCTCCCGTGTGAAACCCTAAGCATGACCACCTTATCGCCTACGGCCAGTCCCTCATTAATCACAACAGTACCACCGCCTCCCCCCTGTACCTTGGCTGACCTGGATTTTACGTTTTCCGTCAGGACCAGTGCCACATCCGGAACCGGAAGCATTGTGTCATCCAGCTTGACGGTTAGTGGGGCAATGGATGAGACCGTACCATACACTATGTCGGTTTGCTTATTTGCCTTAGTATTATCCTGTACAATCATATTCAACACGTCAATCAATTCAGACAATATTTATCCCTCCCAACTGTTGGAAATCCTTAAACTCGATACTCATGACATGGTCATCTGCCTCAAAGCTGTGTACAACCTTTTCGGTCAGCACCAGCCTGGACATGGATAAATCTTGAATCCTACTTATCCGGACAGGCACTATGGTCCCCGCCCTGATTCCCGGGACCCCAATAACATTATCCATGGTCAATGTCTGCACTACCCGGTTATAATACTGGAGATACTGTTTGCACATCTGGTCAATCTGTGCCTCGTTCAGGTTTTCATCCACCTCATCGTAATACTGGAGTAGTCCCCATTTGGATATGGTTTCCGTATCCTCGTAGATGTAGGTATCCGCCTTCCCAGTCTCACTATTGGGCCGTACCAGCTTCACTCGGTTATATGTGTCGGAATCAATATCCCGGCTGTAAGTATATTCCGTTGCCAGGCTCCTGTCCCCTACTACAGTTGTGACGAACATGTCCTTCGCTTCAACCAAGGTCAATGCTCCGGCATTATCGTAAAAATTATATATCTTTCCTGTTTGGATGATTGTCTCAGACAATGCACCAAAAATGATATCCAGACAGGATTCATTTTCCTTGATAAGACATGGAAAAACATATCCTGTATCTTCCATTTTCCCAACTGTCAATCCGAAATCAGCCGCAATCTGTTGGATAATCTGCGCCAAGGTCATATTAATGAAAGTATAACTTGCATTCGCTTTCAGATATCGCAGCTGGTCATATGCGGTGTACTCTGATTCCCCCAATTGATTCTCTGTAATTGTAAATACATATCCCTTGAACATCCTTATCCCATCTACCGTAAGTTCCACCGAACTTCCTTCCGAAATCAAAGGAGCATCAACACACGAAAACACCAGCTTGGCAGGAGAATCAAAACGGTTTGTAGTAAGTTCGGCTGATTCAATGATGTTTGCATATTCAGTAATTGTGGTCTGTGTGGCCCCACCAGGGGCAGGACCAACGGTCTGGACCCGCAAAGAAAAACTATCCATCGTATCACCCCGTTATCTGCAGCTGGTCTGCGGACAGCCAGCCATATGAGCCAATATGTACTGGATAGGGATTCCCTTCTACTATCCGGGTCACGGTTGTACTTAAGTTATTTGCCGTGCCATAAGGCTTTGCCCCATAACTGTCACTCCAATACTTTCCATTGGCAATACAGGGGGCACCTACCCGCAACACTGGTGTTTCCACCTCCCGCGCTACCTCAGTAGTGGCTTCCGGGGCATCAGCAAGTGGCGTGGCAGACGTGGTGATGATTGACACCACCTCCGGCTCATAGTTCTTATATTCGGTCAATTCCACCTCATAATAGATGTCATTCGGTTCACCGCCCTTATCCTTTGTCTTAAAATCGCTGATGATGCATCGGATATTGGTGTCATAGAGCCCTGAACGGGATATGATTAGACGGCATTTCTGATTCTTGTTTAATGCTTTCTCAAAATATTCGACATAGTCTTCTGGGGCCTTTGCATTGCCATTGACATAAGGGTCATCCGCAGATGAAGGAAAAAAGCTTTCCCAGGAAACCACCTTTAATGATGGTTTCCTGGGAACCACTATCTCACCAATACCGATTACAGAATATGTCTTGTGGTCAGTTGGGTACTTGATTTCTATCTCTTCTGGATTTACAGGCAGTTTTACCTTCCTGCTTCCAAATTTTATATATATGGAGCAGCCATTTTTGATTTTTGCCATGGTACGTATACTCCTATCTATCCATGTGATACCGATGTGTGCGCTGCGGCCTGCTGGATGAGCAATACCTTAAGCTTATCCGCGATATCCTTTGAGGTCAGGTTTTTCGCAGCGGATTCCGGAATGGATACCGAAATCTGCGGAGCCAGTGTCTGAAGCTCCACGTTGTTCATATATCTCCGTTCAGCCAGGTCACGATATAGCTTTATATCCTCATCCGACAGGTTGACATCCCCATCTATTTTTTTTACCCGGTCTACATCCCCCACATCCAAGTCACCGGCCGCTGGGATGGAAGATGCATCAAACCCTCCGAACGTATCCTTCAGGGAATCAAGACTGATATCCATATTATCCAGCTTAGAGCCTAAATCAGCGCCGTATTTGCCCCATTCAGCTGCAGTTGCACCTACATCCAAGTTTGCCATACGCTTAATTTGGATGGCATTTTCCCCGAATGTATTATCCACCCAGCTACTAAGGTTATCCCGGAATCCCGAAACAGCTCCCTGCAGGTTACTTCCAGTAAGTGCATCAATGGCACCCGCAACAGTTTCCACCATGCTTAGAATGGCATCCAAGGCATCTGCAAACAGATGCGCAATTGCAGCTACTGGGTCATTAAATACATTGGCAAAAAACTCCGCAAAGGATGCAATGACATTCCAAAGTGTAGCAAATATATTGTATCCAACCGCGTAAATCATGCCGAATACCTGCCCTACCCATCCGCCTACTTCCTGCATTCCAAAACCAAACTGTTGGGCTGCTATAAGAGCCCCGGCCAGTACCGCAATCAGCAATAGAATCGGCCAGTTAGCAACTGCCCAGGCTGCAGCTGTCGCAAGCGCCCCTCCTATGTTGGCTGCCGCCGTTGCAATGGCCTGTGCCTGTAGTATCACGAAGGCAATCCCAATGGCTGCCAGAACTGGAATAATAAAATCCAGGTTGTTCGATACCCAAAGTGCACCTTTCCCAATAATGCTTAAGGCTCCAACACCAACTTTAGCTGCCAGAGAAAAGAGATTAATTAACCTTGTCATTGCCTGCTGTGCCTCATCTGTCTGAAGATACTTGTTCCACCCCTCAAAGCTATCCTGTAGGCTCTTCTGGATTTCATTCTTTCCCATCGTAAAAGCCTGGCTTAATGTCATGGGCATATCCCTGAATTTTTTTTCAATATCATCGGTAGCCTTAAGCATTGCATTTTTTACAATCTCAGCAGTGATGGCCCCATCTGAAGCCAACCCCCTTATCTCTCCCACGCTTACCCCCAGATAGTCAGCAATCGTGCGGATTATATTGGGGGCTGACTCAAATACTGCATTCAGTTCTTCTCCCCTGAGGACCCCGGACCCTAATGCCTGTGTGAGCTGTAGGGAGGCGGAAGCAATTTCCTGCTGGCTCGCCCCTGCAATGATGAACTGTTTATTCAGGTTTTCGGCAAACTGAATCAGTTCCGCATTGCTGGAAAATGCACCCTTGGCATTCTGACCTATTTTTGTAATAACATTTGCGGTATCCAGATAGGAGGTCCGTGTTCTCTGAGCTGATGCGAAAATCATGTCCTGGAGTGTTTCCGTGGATTGGAGTCCATCGTTTATCAGGTTCAGCTTCGCGTTTACCTGGGACAGTGAATCAGCTGTTCCCAAAAACATTTCGGTAAGTTTGACTGCACCGGTGACCGCTAATATTCGTCTGAATGTGGACAGTAGTTTCCCTGCCTCGTTGTTGGTTTCCTTGACACTCTGGGTGTGTGCCTGCTGATTGGAGACGACCTGCTGCTGGTTGGAAGTAATCTGCAGCAACGTCTGGTTCGTCTGCTGCATCTGGCTGCCCAGCTGACGGATTGCCCCTATGATGGCCCCTGCAGATTGCCCCATGGCATGTGTAAGGTTCTGCCCTAACATGAATGATGCGTTATTCGCCTGTTGGAGGAGCTGGTTAGTTGTGGAAAGAGATGTATTTATATCTTGTATTGCCGTAACGGTTTCCCCAGAATTTTTATTGAATAAATCCGACACGCTCTTGTCCAACGTGACAATCTGGTTCAGGGTGCGGTTCCCGGCTGCCTCAAATGTTTTAAAAGTAGAGGAAAAATTATCCGTCAGGACAAAAGTCTCATTTATTACACCCATTATTTATGCTTCACCTCCTTCGCCTCCTTCTTAATAAGCTCCCACATCAGAAGTTTTTCTTTAAGGCCCCTGTAAACAACATCCGTGGGGAACACACCATGTTGGCAAAGCATATACTGACACAGCCTTGAATCCAGTGTGTCCCCAGCAATTAGTTTTTTGCTTCTTCCTCTACTTCATTAAGTTCATTATCCGTTGATATGAAACCATTGAAGTTATTAATTTCCCTGACGAGTTTTCCATATTCCCCCGAAGATAACATCCTACCCGGCACATCCAGTGGGTCAGCTGTCTTGTAATAATCACACAGTTCCGAATCCTTAAAATTAGGGGATACGACACAGGCGTCCACCAGAAGCTTCCCGTATTTCACGTTATCCAATTCCCGGACAATCTGTCCGTTAATTTTCTCCCTCTTGGTTGCTTTTGTGGTCAGCTTATTATTGGTTTCCTGATCAATAATCCTGATTACAAAAGGTACAACGTTCCCTTCCTCATCCTTAAACCGTTCGGAAATAATCACCTCTTTAGTCTCATTCATGATTGGTGGCTGTAAAAAAGCCTTAATATTTGACATGCTATCATCCTCCTAATTGTGTTGGGTCATTAAACCAGTTCAGGACCTCAATTCCAGTATATGAAAATCCCACTTCCATCTCCAGGAAATCCGAATCTGCATTCAACATGGCCACAGGAAGCTTCTGAAGCTTCACATTGTAGAATACTACGGTCTGGGTCCCAACACTGGTTGTTGGGTCGTCATTGGTTATCTGGATAGTAAAATATGGCAACTTCCCGGTCCTTAAGTACTCCTGCAGGAGCCTTAAAAAATACGGGCTCCCATAATAAATCGTCATGGACCCACTTAGGGAAACCCCGGTTGTTTTCTTCTGTACCAGAGTCGTCCCCACTACCTTAAAATCGCTCTCTTGGAATTCTGCATTGGACTGGAATTTCTTCAGCCCAAACATTTCATGGTTTTCCCCATCGATGGTCATGAATCCACTCCCGGATTTACCATTAAGGGCATCACGTTCTAACAGAAACATTTTCTACCTCCTTATTGCGCGGCAGTGTTTACGGATACCGTCACTGTCATGTAAATCTTCTCTATGCTGTCCACCGGCTGGATGGCAACATCAATCAGCACGGAATCAACACTGCTTCCTTCCCTCACCTGTACATCATCTGCGACAAAGTTCTGGATACCGTTGCCGGCCTGTATCTCGTTCAGATAGCCTACAATCCATCCCTTCATAAGATTGCGCCCGGTTTCAGTATTATCAGTCTTTCCGATGTAGTATAGGCTGAACTGTTTATATACATCGTTGCAGAACTGGTTAAGCACCCGCATTACCCGGTTCTTGGAAAATTCCTGGCCTTTGTCCACACTGTAAGATGTCAGTGTGTTGATATCTGTACATACCTTGACGGAACCAAATGTGTCAATGAACACAATCTGGCCAGATTGTATGGCTGCTGTTATCTGCCCATCAGTCAGTTTCGGGTTAGCCTCAATTGCATCCGGATATTGTGCATACGTCAACGACTGGTTATATCTTGCACCTGCCTCCGCACCCCCCAGCCACCATGTGACCTGCTGTGCAGTCAACGCCGTACCATCTGACAGCTTGACCCCATTTTTTGCGGATATCACCCACTCGCTGTTTACCGTATGTGCATTGGCCATTACAGCCTGGCATTTCTGACCAATGCTGTTTGATACACGTCTCACAAATGCTGCAATCGCCTGTATAGTCGTATTATCAGTGCCATCATAGACCAATGTATCAAATTGGTAAGGTTCAATGGCTGTCAGGAATGCTGCATAATCAGACGCTGATATAGTTGGGTCGGTTCCCCCTGCCAATGTGACCCCAGCTGTTTCAGTTATATCAGTTCCTGTTCCATCAAACGTTACCCACGTATTTGCTTTCAGGTCATCCAGCTTTTTAATAGCCTGTTCATCAACTATGGTCCCATCGATTACAGTACTGACATCAAATGCCCCAGCTTGGTCGGCCTGTTCCTGCACGATAACAGAGATGTCATTTCCCCTGATACCTTCATACAGCGCCGTGATGGTCAGGGCTCCCGATGTAACCGTTGCCTTCTTTCCGCCACTTCCCTTAGGCCTGTACAACAGGATTTTACTAGGCCCTGCACTGACATCGCTTCCTTTCATCATTTCTCGCAAAAATAAGGCCTTGGGACTCGTGATATCATAACCGATATATGGTCTTAAATCTTCACCAGGCAATATTTCCTTAATGGTTTCCACAGGTCCCCAGGAAAGGGGTTCTGCGATTGCCACAATGCCTTTATTCCCAACATTGGTATTGATGTTGCCTTTGGATTTGACATTGATATACACACCGGGCTGCACTTTGTTCTGATTTGTCCATGTACCTCCTGCCATGTCTACTTACCTCCTTTCAAAACTTTGTCGAGGGCCGCCTTCGCGTCCTCTATGGTGTATTCCGGCTCCTGCAGGATTACCCTGGCAAAATCCGGCTGATATCCTGACAGGACCTTACTATGCAGTAATTTGTCGGTCGGATATTTCTTCAGCTTCTTCTGTTGCGATATCGCAATAGAGCCTTTAATTTTATTTGATGCTGGCATTGTTTTCCTCCATTATCTGCATCAGTTCATTGTTTCTTGGGGCGCTTACCCGTTGCCGGATATGGAATTGATAGTGCATTTCATCATCCTCTGTCTGCCATTGCCGCTCAAAGGTACGTATCTTGGCTGTCCCTCCACTACTGTCTGCATAATCAAACAGCTCCAACATCCCATCCAGGTACTCTGCTATAGCCTGTATTTCCGCATTTCCATTAACTATATTACGCTGTTGCACAAACACGATATCGACACCCAGGTCACGCAGGAACCTATCATTCATATGCTTTTCAATTTTGGAAGGCATGAAAAAAATAAAAAAGCAAGGGTAGTCTGTCCCCTGCTGGTTTGGGCTGGCATATACCGGATAATCCGGATACTGTGCTGTAAGTACTCCGGCCAGGCTATTTATAATGTTCTCTAATGTGAATATCATCTGAACGCCTCCCTCACACGTTTTCCCAGTTCCATACGGACCACATCGCGGTACTTTCCAATGGCCGCCTCTTTCATGTATTTTCCCTCCACATACTTTGTCCTGGTTCCAACGGTAATCCCACCCATGGTTGGATTTACCTTTTCCAGCATATTCCCGTTGATTATCAATCCCGGTACAAAATGCTGGTCCATCCGATGCCCATCATTGACATAGGATGCATATAGTATGTTATTAGCCAGTGTTGTCCTCACACTGGCACCCGAGATGACTGGTTTCGTCACACTGTCTGTTGACCAATGCTGCGCCAATTCACCAGACCGGGTCCCGGTACCAGAAATAGGGGCGCCTCCGTTTGGAGGGGTCCTTTCCGTAGCCTTTTCCACTGCTGCGATCATAGCGCCTTCGGCCACATCGGCCATAATCCTCGGCACATCCTGCCCTGCCTTATGAAGTTCTTCCAGTCGCTTTCGCATCTGGCTTCCAAAACTTGACATGCATTCACCTCACAATCTCATCTTTCAGCAGGCCTACCTTCTGATGCTCCAGACCAGTAAGAGCACCGCCCACCGGGTCATAGTATCTTTGCGGCTCACCAGCGAAATACCGCTCTGCCTGGTTTGCGTGCCCCAGGTTCCCGCCACGGACAATCCTTAACTCATCACCAGCCATGATATCCACTGACAGGTCACACGCCATCTTTTCCATGGACCGTTCCTTTGCGGCTGTCACTCCCATAATAGGACCGTCTCGCTTAGAACTGTATACCCTGCACGGGATGGGGGCCGTGTTCTGCTTCTGTCGCTTCTGTTTCGTCAGGTTTCCTTCTTTGTCTGGGACTACGCGGTATATGTCAACCGTATCCGTATACCATCCTTTAAAGATTGGATTATCAAATAACATACATTCCTCCCATCCCGATCATGCGGGCCATAGTGGCCAGCTGCTGCCCGTACTGCGTGGAGTTCCAGGCTCCCCATTTTGCCATTGCCACCGTAACCGCCTCATTATCATAGCTGATGGAGGTATCTCCCATGGATGCCTCTTTAATCAACCCGGCCTGCTGGCCTTTGGCTGCCGCAGCCGCAGCCGATGGGGAGCCCTCCGAATAGGTCTTAAGATACAGCGTGCTGTAGTGAGCCACAAACAGCCCGGCGGCGTATCTCCACATGTCATGGTACCGGATGGGAAGGATGGTGGAATTTGCACTATCCACATACAGCTGCAGTATGGGGTCCGGTACCAGGCTTTTGCCCTCAGACTCTCCGGACCTTTTAAACTGTGGGAAATCTGCCAGGAACATCACAGATGTGTATGTACCCTTTTCACCCAGCGCTGGCATATTGGCCGCTGCAGCTATCACTCCATTAAATTGTGCTCCATCCATTCCCGTCCCTCCTTAACCTTTCACTTTCCTTCCGGTCTGCTTTGCCTGCTCTCCAGCGTCCATGTCCGCTACCTCTGGTCTGATATCGTACTCTTTTGCTTTTTCTCCAGCGTCCGTGTCCGCTGCTTCCAGCGCCTTATCCGCTGTATTATCCGGCGTGGCAATGGATCCGTCATGGATGGCTGCCTGTACCATCCAGTGCTTTGATGCCCAATCAGGAATAGTACCGATAAAATTGCGGGGGATAACCAATTTCTGGTCTCCCTCGCGGATTTCAAAACATTTTTTACTGTTTATGAACATATGGCTACCCTCCCTTAGATTCCGTCCACATAGCGCATGATGTCCTCATAATACATCTGCACCTCAGATATATTTGCCATGTATGCTGTGTCATAGCACACATTCTCCGCGTTCGGCTGTGTCATGGCACGGCTTAATGGGGCCAATTCATCGCTAGCCACATACCGTTCTTTGTTAATGTATACCACCATGCGGTCATTCCCACCCGTGCCGGCACCCTTACACCAGGAACATCCCCCGATATACAGGTCACTACCGTTAGTCTTGGCCACATTGTTATCCAGCAGGAACTGCAGGATTGTCTTCTCGGCCAGTTCCGTCACCTTCGTGGTTGCCAGGTAATTAATCTGTTCGTATGGCATGATGATATGGTTCGGGACCGCATCCCTGTCATACTCCGCAGTTTCCCAAACAGCCAGAATGGCATCGTTGATATCCTGGAGTATCTGATCCGGTGTCTTATCCTTAAATTTCGTGGAGCTACCTGTTCCGGTTGCCGCAGCATTTGCCGTGGTGACTTCCGGATTATTGATAAGGCCAGTAGAACCATAGCGTTTGATGCCCACGTATACATTAGCGTCCATATGCTTATCATAGGCCATACGGATTCCATCCCGCAGGATGCTTTCCAAGCTACGTCCAGTCAGTTTCTCGCGCTGCATATCCACCCACATGATTCTCATTCCGATAGAAAAAATATGGGTTTTGAATAATCCCTTATCAAAATTAGCCTGTACCATCGGGATACCGTTGGCCCCGCCTGCATGTACCAGGCCATCCTCGCTTCCTCCGGTCACTCCATACCCCACATTCATGGCGCTTACAAACTCGGCCCAGCCGCCGCCCACTCTCATTGGAATATCACGGCTGTACGTGAAACTGGTAAGGGGCTGCCTTATGACGTTATCCTTCTTTTCAAGTTCGGACTGCAGGAGCGCACCTCCATTGGCAATTGCCGCCGAATCCATTGTCTGGAACCGCTGTGGAGCGGCCGCACCAGTTGGTGAGGATGATATCACGCCACCGTCAAAGGTCCCCATGCTCTGAAATTTGCTCATTGTGTTTTTCCTCCTTATGCTCTGTTGCAGGACATAATCCTGATTTCTGCTACATTATTGGCATCCTTACCACCATGCCACTCACAGTTCGTAAGTTCTACGGTCTTACCAGAATCCTCAGACGCTTCAAAACCTCCTATAACGCCTGTAGGGATTGACTCATTGGCAACAGTGCGAATATATACCTTTCCGCCTAATTTTGGTGTTCCTACGTTACACAACACGTTGATACATCCGCGCTTGAACACACTCACCGCTTCATCCGGCCTATACTCTCCAGCGGACTGTGAAAGATAGGATGTAGCGCTCTTAAACTCGCGGGAAGCAATTCCCACAAAATCAGCAGCCGTTCCAGAAGCCCCGAAGGCCACTACCTTTTCATTACTGTCATAAACAAGAGGAGTGCCAAACACTACCGCTTCACTCCCTCCCAGTGGATGGGTATCCACTATCATATCTGGCTGTCTGGCATAATCACCTGCATAGCCATGTGTCATGTTCTTTCCGATAACCTGTCCTTTCATTACTTCATACCTCCATTCTTTTTGTGTGGATTCATGGCATCATAGGCAGCCTGATACGCATCTAAATCCATCTGTGGCTTCTGGTCAGCCATCTTTGCCGCATTCTTTTGGGCCGCCTGGGCAATCTTCGTAATATCGCTTACCGCATCCTTATCGGTCAGACAGGATACCAGGGAATCGGTAACGGCCTTCCTTGTATCTTCATCCTTAATCCCTGCAATAACCGGCCTGAGCTGCTTTACGACAGCTGCCATGACTGCCTTATCTGCTGCACATGCTGATTTATCCAGTTCTTCTGCCGGAACCACTTTCGCCTCAGTTGTTGGAGCCGATGGCTCCCCGCCTTCCCCCGTCAGTTCCTTTACCAGGCTGTCCAGTGGGTCTTCGGCCGGCTTCTCAATAGGCACTCCAGGTTTTTCACCTGCCAGTCCCTTTATCATATCCATCAGCATATCCAGTTTCCCGTCAAGGCTGGATGAATCCTGCGCGCCTTCTTTCGGCGGCTCCTCTTTGTGTACAGGCACTGCAGGAGGTTCCTGTGGCGCCGCACCCTCATCCATTGCCGCTGCCGCATCTGCCGCCATCGTTTCCAGCTCTTCCGGTGATGCATCCTTAGCCGCCTGGGCAAACCACTTGAAAAATAAACTGTTCTTCTTCATCTTCCCATTCCTTTCCGGCCTTTTCACGGCCTCTACCTTTTTCTTTGAATCTAAAATCGCAACATGCTTCCCGGCCCTTCCCCGTGTCACCACGGCGATATGGTTCCCCCGGATATCATGCTGCGAATAGGTCCCATCCTCATTTTTCGTGTAGCTGCACTCATATCCGCAGCTTATTTCCCGCTTACCGCCCTGAACCGCCCGGATTAATTCCTCATCCTGGATGTGCAGGTCCGCTATCACATGTCCCTCCCATTCCCCTTCTCCCTTCCGGATGTTCTGGGCGTGCCCTCTGGCATACTGGGTACAGTTGTCCGGTGTGAGAAGTTCAGGCGGATGTTCATCCGTGATTGGCTTACCCTCAAAACTGGATAAGGCCGCTTCTGAAAAGACCTCATCCGGTGAACGGTATACCTTCACCATCTTGGAAATATCCCCGTCCTGTTTCAACTCGCTTTCCAGGTACTCCATCTCGCCCGTTCTGGCTATAGGCACATTGCGGCAAATTAAAAAGCCCTCAACCGTTTCCATCTGGTTGGGGCTTATCGTATAGCCATAATATGCAAACATCTTATTCAGTTCCTTCCTGTTGCGATATCGCAACAAAAATGCTACCAGCGCCTGACCGATAGCATTACACAATCAACATCTCTTTTATTTTTTCCGCATCTTCAGGGGATACCTCATCATACTCCCAATCCTCTCCGATGAAAATACAAGACTGCTCTGGCGCAGGAATCCACTTTCTCAACCGCTTATCATACCGTTCAAAATTACCGTTCAGGAAGCGATACAGACGATTGGCCTTTTTCTTTTTACCATCATAACCATAAACAAAATAGAAATCTTTCATATGACCTCCTACTTAATCCGGTCAATATTTACCGGCACTTCTAACTGCGCAGATAGCTCAAACATCTTTTTGTTCAGTTCTGCCCTTCTCTCGGGTGTCGTGGTGTCCTTCCTGGCCTCCTCATACAGTTTATGCATCGGGCCATCTTTAACCTGGAAACTTTCTGGTGTATGAAACTGTATCTCAAATTTCTGACCAGAAGGAGCTTGGAATATGCAGTTAACGCCTTTATATGCAGACCGTTTATCCAGCCAGGTATTTCTCACCCTAACCACCTTATATCCTTTTGCCTTCATTGCATCCGTGACATTTACATATGCATTTGTTAGGTTCAGTGGATTATCCTGGTAGGTATACCGGATTACATCATTTGTGGAGTTAATAGTGTCCGTAATGGCTTGTGCATCCAGGCTATGATTGCTGTCTGTTCCCACCTTGCGCAGGAAGGAATCCTTCGTTTTTACACGGTGCTCCAGTCCAATCATAGACACCCCTGTATCATTTGATATCTTGGTCAAATCAGCAGTGATTTCCGGTTCTTTTGCAATGATCTTTCCATATGCATTTGATTTCCGGTAAATGGCCTGCGTTTCCTTCCATTTTACAGATTCATTATACTTCATGTCCCTGAACTTTTCAAAGGTTTTCGGCATGTCATTACCACATACCTTTCGATACCGATTATACTGCTTGTAATCATTTAACAGCTTCTGTCGGTTCCTTACCTTCTCTTTATATGCCGCAATCTGCTTCTTGGTTCGTGGGTCCACTGTAATCGGGTTTTTTTCAAAGCTGGAGAAGTCCTTGTCCTTCTGAATCTGCTTATCCGTTTTACCCATGGTTGTATACTTGACCAGGGAATGCAGGCAGTTTGGATGGATGTTAAGGTATGTATTGGCCAAATCCTCCGGCCCATTCGGGTCAATCTTCCCAAAAGCCTTAGCCAGGGCTGGATAATCCGGATTAGTTCCAGAACGGCTATATACCCGGCCTTCCAGCGGGGCACATACCGGGCAGGTGCTGCCTATTTTTATAATCTTATACAGGTCATGGTCTGGGTCTGCTGTCAGGATAGCTGATACTTCCGCCTGCCTGGCCGTCGCCCTGGTTGCCATATTGCAATAATCCTGCAAGGACCATTTGCGACCTGCCTTATCCACAAACGCTGTGACTCCCTTGCGTTCCAGTTCCTGGGCCATACTGGCCGCTGCTTTCCCGGTGCCATAACCAGCCGCTTGCTGCTCTGCTACAGCTTGCAAAGCAGTATTCCGCAGTGCCCCCTCCTGCTGCCTACCAACCTGAAACACTTCCTCAATCGTCTTTTGCGCGGTAGTTGACGCTTCCACAATGTCCCCCAGCAGATTGTTAGACAGCTGCTCCACAATCCCCATCTGCGTTGCCGTAAGCCCGGCTGCGTTGGCATACCCATTGGCCGCGGCCTCTGACCGGTAGAAGATGGACTCTATCATCGACGGTACATATGCCCAGCTCTCATCCACCATCTCCTGCAGTATCTGCTGGGTACGTTTGAGGGCTGCCACTTCTGCGTAGTCTACATACCCACTGATACGTTTACGGTTAATCTCGGCAATCAGACGCCGCTCCGTACGCAGGAACAACATCCGCAGGAATCTGGTCTTATCATCTTTGTCCGGTGGCCGTATAAGTGTCGGCATTATCCATCATCCTCCCCGGCGCCAAAGGCTCCCGGCAATGTCAGTCCAGCCAGCGGGTCCTGCATAGCCTTGTAATCTGAGTATGTCCTGCCCTTCGCCTGTTCAATTGCTTCGTCTGATATGGTATTGTACATTCCTGTCTCATCAGCCAGCGCTTTAAGCTCCTTCTGGGCCGTAGCCGCGTCAATCAGGTCGCTCTGATAGACGGACAATACCGCCTGCGTTTTCTTCTCCGTGATATTCGCAACCTCACTGGAATCCGGGGTCTGGAGCGGCGGGAAATCTACGTCCATGTCATCAGGGACCGTCCCCCAGGCAGAGAGGGCCATGATTGGTAACAGGCGCTCCATGATTGGCCGCAGCTGGTTCTCCCGCAGTCCGTCTATATAATCATAATAGTTGTTCATATCACTCTCACCCGTAGCGTTCATGCCAGCTGGCGACCGTCCAAACAGTTTCGTGACGGGAGTCTTTGCTGCTCCAGCTACATCCATCATCACCCGGTCATATACCTCTGGTAGACCGGTAAACGTGTACTGGGTATTATGCATGACATCACCCTTGTTGACCAGGCGCGTGCCGAAGTTGCTTTCTATCACACTCTGGGCCTGCAGGGTCTGCCAGAACCGGCGCTGGGACTCCGCATTGCTGGTTGCAAGCATCTGGTCCAGGCTGTCTGTTTCCATGTAGTTAACATTGGCCCGGAAGGTCAGAGATGCTATGTTAGCGGATACATTGTCCCGCTTTACCAGTTCATTGTAAATGGCTTCAAGCTCTGACTCTCCCCAGTAATTCTCTGCGATTTTCTCATTGTACGGAAGTTCCCGTCCTGTAAAGCGCAGGACCCTGCTGTGGTGCACCCTGGATATCAGCGTGCCACTCTCTTCATCCCGGATGGTATAGTATTCCGGTAGACCGAAGTCCTGGTCCGATGGGTCCGTCACCTGTCCCAATTCCGGATAGATGCCGCTCCATCTGTCCAATATCATCAGCCCAAGGAAGCATCCCGGGAGCACCAGTCCATAGTCCAGCGGCAGTGAAAGGTCATCCTGGCCGCGTACCATGATGATTCCGGCCGCACCCCCATACAGTCTACCCCAATACATCCCCTCAAGGAGGGATTTGCGCAGGTGTATCTTTCGTTCCATCCGCTGCATGGCATCTATGTATTCAGGGGCGACATTGCTTTGGATGGTATACCACTTACGGACCATGTCTCCCGGTATCGTCTCAATGATATTCTGGACAATCCAGTTTTCCCGATACAGGCTGGTCAGCAGCTGGTAATTCTGGGTCATACGGGTAAGTGGGTATTGCGTGGCCTGTATCAAGTCCTGCGTGCCATATCCCAGCCGCGCTATTGGATTAGAAAAGGCATCCATCGTTGTGACGGGTGCCTGCTTTGTGTCTGCCCGCACATGACGGGTGTTCCTACGTTTTGACATATATCCCTCCATCAATATTGACTTGCACACACATACATAATCATTGCCCAAACAAAATAGTATACTGCATCTATTTTCTCTCCCTTGTGGTGACATTTGAACGCTAGTATAAATCACTTTAATTACCTTTATATTTCAACAGAATATAAAGCACACTATATCAATGATGTTGCATCAGATAACCAATAAGTTATTTGGTGTGAGTTATACTAGGATTACATTGTACAGATAAACAATGAAAGCAGCAGTCCTTAACATCAAGTCGAAGGTTTTCATATCCCTATCCTCCATTCCGGTAACTTCGTGAAAATATAATATCGCAATGCATCCGGTCCATGGTCCATCTGCTTTACAGGTTTCTCTTCTCCGCGCTCCCTGGCCTTGTCATCCCAGACATATGACCGCATCTCTGTAATCAGACCTGTGCACCTCTCATGTATTCGTATCTTCCCACGATACAGCATGGATGACACAGCCCTGATGCCGTCCTCCACATCATTCTCAGCCGGTTTCACGACATAGCCCCGACCGCGCAGTTCTGTGATGAAGCTGACTGCCGATGGGTCAGCTATGATGTCAGCCATCAGGTCAGGATTGCTCCCCATGAACTCCACCATATCATCACCATATTGGCTGTCCGTTTTCTGGACCTTCTCCACGCGACTGTCCCACCGGTATTCTCGGTCCACCCAAATGATATCTCTATCATCGTAAATGTCCAGGTACACACACGGGTTAGTAGTACCGTAGTCCAAGGTTACTGTCCGGACGCTCAAATATTCCAGTCCTTTTGGTCGGGTCTCATCATTATAGATGTTGGACTTTGTAAACATGGTATATATCAGGCCCTCAGCTACAGCCCATAACCCTCGGATATAACGTAAAAAAAAGACACCAGTGTACATGCTCCGGTATCTCTCCTTAATCTCCTCATCCAGGGATAAGTTATCATCCATTGTGAAATGCAGGTATAGCAACCGTTTAACTTCCTGTCCCTTCTCCTGCAATTCCCCGGCCCTTCTCTGCCCAATGAATCCAATTGCCCGGTCAATCCATCCAACCTTAAACCAATGCATCGGCCCCGCCGGATTGCAATTGAACCAGAACTTACTTCCCTTCACAGAGCATCGGCCTGTAGCCTGATTGACGAAGGATTCCGGCATCAACGCCACCTCATCGAAAAAGGCACCGGCTGCCGTAATGCCCTGCACCAGCTCCTGGGAGCCCTCGTCCTTACCTCCAAAGATATAAAAGTAATTGGTAACCCCCTTCCGGGTAACCTCCAGCATATTGGGGGTCTCTCCAGAAAGATGGTGTATGCATCTGTATCCCCGGCTCCGCAACATGGTCTTGAGGTTGGTTAGTACATTACGCTGGAAGGAACTAATTGTCTTACCGGCCATGATGAAGTTCTGGCCATCAAACATAGACATGGCCCAGAATATGAATGCCAGGGACATGGCAACTGTTTTCCCGGAACGGATGGCTCCATCTGCTATGATGCCGTCATAATCCTTGACCGGGCTGTTGTCCATCCACCAGTTAAGAACCTTCCTCTGCTTTTTTGAAAACGGCTTAAATTTAAATACCGGCCGTTTCTCCTTCCTCTTCATCAGACCAACCCTCCTCCATTTCGTCGTCAGTCCAGTCATCCTCAACAGTACTTTTCAATGCATCCAGGAATCCATCATCTTCCTGTTCTTCCTCGTCATCGACACCCATCCTGGCCTTGGCGGCTGCCATACGTACTCTCTGTTCCTCTAGGTCTGTTTCTGATTTTGAGGTCTGGCCAAGGACATCCTTAATAGCCGTATATGCTTTGACATTCCCGTTCATGGCCTCCCTGACCATGGCTGCACTGATGACTGTTTCCAGTGTACTGTCCAATCCTAATGCCTCCAAAATTGGGGTCCATTCTGGGATATCCACCTCAGATGTAAGGATGGCATTCATTGTCTGTCGAAGATTCGCTTTACGCCTCCTAGCCTCGCCGGATGCCTTGCCACCTTTTCTGCCATTTTCTCGGGCTTCGCTCGGGCTTAAACGTATTAGGTTTTCATTGTTTGCCATCACCTCACCTTCCAATCCTGGCTATCCTCTCCGTGCAGGAGGCCCCGGACGCCCTGAGTTTCAGACGCCGGGAGAATGGGTAACAGAAAAGGGCCACCGTCTCCGGTAAGCCCAATTCGTTTCATACATTATAACACAGACCATGTGTGCCATTCTATGCCATCTTTAAATTTTTTAACGCATTTGCATGTATTCTATGAACTTGCCTCCACTTATAATCCATCTTTACGCAAATCTCCTCCCATTTCAGACCGCGAATGTATCGGTAAGTAAGCAACATCTTTTCCCGCTCATTCTCCAATTCTTCGATACAATTCCTCACTCGCTGATAGGCCAATATCCGCAGATAACGTGCTTCCAGGATTTCCTTTTCGAGTTCATTTACCTTTACTGCATACTCAGACAAATCCGTGGCGTTATGGGCATGAGGTTGGCCGTCTCCGATATTACTACCTGGCGACATTTTACCAATTCGCAGCTCTGCCAACTGCTCCTCCAGGCGAGTCACGTCTCTCTTAGCCACCTGATAACTTTGCAAATATTCTTTTTTCTGCTCATTCTCAGTCATTACTCTTTCAGTCAAAATTCTTTCCTCCTATATGGCCAGGCGCTCCCTGACACTGCGTAATGTCCGTGGGGTTGACTGCGCATAATACATTGATGTTACTGCTGGGCTGGCATGTCCCAAGACCTCTTGGATAGTACCAATGTCCACCCCATGGTTCTTAAGGTTCATCCCCAGGGTCTTTCGCATCTTATGCGGATATACTCTGCACTTGAGCCCAGCCCTTTTCCCAATCCCCTTCATTAAGTTCCGGATTGCACATGTACTTGTTTTCCCATACGGTTTATGAGCCGAAGGAATCAGATAGTCACTGCCACCTTTACGTGCTACGAGATATCGCTTATAATAATACCTTGCATCATCATCCAGATAGATTGTCCGGTACCGGCCTCCCTTCTCTCCTTGAATCCATATATCCCCTGTCTCAAGGTCAACCTGATCCATCGTAATCTCGACAAGCTCCCCAACCCTTGCCCCGGTACTACGGAATACCTCAAGGATTGCTCTTTGCCTTGGACTTTTACATGCATCCCGCATACGAGCCATTTCTTCTGGCGTGTAATAATCAATCGGTTTAAGCGCTACCTTTTTGGCAGGGATGGATTCCACCGGGTTGTCAGCTATGAGCTTTGCTTTACGCATCCATGTGTAAAACGCAGACAGGAATCTCCGCTCATTATTTACCGTAGTCGCAGCATTTTTATGCCCTCCAGATGATACATTGCGCCGCTCATACTGTGACAGATACCAGTCGATATCCATCTCGTCCATCTGGTCTAGGGATTTACCTTGTATTTCCACCATCAGCCGCTTTACAGCACTCAGGTATCCCGTGAGTGTACCTTTAGTCAAGTCGCGCCTCTTGACCATGAACAGCTGGATAAGGTATTTGTTGCGCTCTGCCACGCCATCCAGCCGTTCCACGGGAAGAGTGGTTATTTCCTCTATGTTGACACGGACAAGTTCCTGCTGCATCACCTGTTCCAACGCTGCCAGCACGGCCTGCTGTTCTATGTAATATGACATTGCCACCATGATATTATTGATTATTTCCGTCTTGACTGCCTGCGTATTACTCATATTATAATCCTCCTCTTGATTTAGGCGCCTGAGTCGGTTATAATGTGCTCAGGCAATATTATGGCGGTGGTAGCATCTTGGCGGGTGTCCACCGCTTATTTTTTCGCACGTATGTTCTTTCCTGTCGTTTTTTATTGCCGGGGTGCTCCCCCCGGCTTGTCTTATGTCTGTTTACGCTTTGGTTCCTTGCTGGCGTTATCAGCATCCAGGTGCGGACACGCCCAGCACCCGTACCGTATCCTACCCTTGTTGTTGCGCTGGCCATCACACCCGTGATGCCCGTTGTCTATGTAACACTGTCTCATAATACCGTATCACTCCCTTCGGCAGCCTGCGCAGTCCCGGAACCGGGCAGGCCTGTGTATATGCATAAGCCGGCATCCTGACGGACCATGTATCCGGCGGCGGTTCCCGGACGGCTGACTCTGCCAAAGCCGCTACAGCTGATGCCCGCAGGACCTTGTTGGCCTTGGCCTGCTTACTGTCTGCTTTCTTTCTCAATCAGGTACCTCCTTCGTATCGAAAATGTCAGTTTAATTAAGTACACTCTGGTGGATAAAACTCAAGAATCTCAACTTTTCCAGAAACCAATTCTTTATATGCAGAAGCTCCGCAATTATCGCAATACAGATATTTACGAACCACACACACTCCACCCTTGCCAATATATGAATCTTTATCATCCAAACGCATTTCAGAACCACAATATTTACATTCCATCTTTACACCTCCTAGTAGAACGGTAAATGTTAATTTTGAATCTCTGTCTCAATTTCTGCTATTGCCTTAAAAATCGGATAGAACTGTTGTGGAACTACTGCGTTTCCGAGGCACTTAAGTCTGTCCACCCGATGGGGAACCCCATTAGCCACTCTACCCACGTTGGGTTCAACTGCCCACCATTCCCTTGTGACATATTCTTGCGCTCCTCCTCCGTTATGACTCCATTGACCTGCAATCTCTTTAACTGCTGATAATTCCCTGTCCCGCCACAAAGTCCAGCTCCCGTTGTCGGAGTAGGGAACATGGCAATCTGATCGTTGAGATTCCGGCTCCTGTGTTTTGTATCTTTCCATCGGCTGGCTTGGCCTGTCCGGTAATCCCTGGCCTGTGGTGTTGCATACCTTTCCCTCATTATTTCCCCCACTAGTGAGTCCCGTTGTATCTGTGATTCCGGGAAGGTTGAGTTTCTGGCATCCTGTGCCGTTGGAGTTGGGTACATCCTCACCATTTCTGGGAGCCCCTGTTGCCTGCTGTTTGGCCCTCGATGTTTGAAGTCCTGTGCAGTCGGTGTTGGAAACATCCTCACTGCCGCTGACAAATCTGGACTTCTTCGTTTCCTTTCTGACGGGCAGTCCCCCCGAATAGCAGTCTTTGGAGTAGGCCACAATCGCTGTCCTGTATCGCTGGTGCGGGGCATTGACGCCCGCAGCTGGTATAAGAAATGCCCGTGTGGCGTATCCTTGGCTCTCCAAGTCAGAAAGCACTGTGTCGAGTGCCATATTGATGATTCCAGCAACATTTTCTCCAACAACCCAAGTGGGCCGGAGTTCTGCGATAACCCTAACCATTTCTGGCCAGAGGTAACGGTCATCTTCCTTGCCTCTGCGCTTCCCGGCGTTAGAAAATGGCTGGCAGGGGAATCCTCCTGAAATAATGTCAACTGTCCTTCTACCTGTCCTCGCATAAAAATCACCTCCTGTTAGCGTCCGGATGTCCCTCCAGCGCGGCACATCCGGCCAGTGTTTTTCCAGGACCTTTGTGGGGTAGTCTGCCCATTCGCACTGTCCTACTGTTTCGAACCCGGCCCACTCTGCTGCTAAATCCAAGCCACCTATCCCGCTAAATAAGGACAAGTGGGTTAGTGTCCGCGCAGGAACAATGTTTTCTATCTCCATCTGACCGTCACATTCGTAATGGTCAAATACCTCTAATCCCATAGTCCTGTTCCTCCTCAAAATGTTAATTTTCTGCAACAAATCCATCCGTGAAAAGGTCCATCTGTCCTTCTACGTTATCATCTTCCATCCACCAGAGGAAAACATCATAACCAGTTTTCCACTTGGTTTGCGATCCTGCTGCATGAATGGCTTCTAGCATTACGCCAAAAGCTCTAATATAAGCTCTCTGGTATGTAGGGAAATCGGCAAACTCCTTCCACCTTCCTTTTCTTGCCATCGGACAGCCCACGCATCCCACGCGATAATACCCCATACTATACAATGGATTGTGTAGTTCACACTCATTCCAGTAATAATCCCATATATCTCGGTCTGGCCAATCTAGTATTGGATTCGCAATCATATCCGATTTCAGAACACATCTTTCTGTCAAAACCCTCTTTTTGTCGTTGTCGCTCAACATCATTACCTTTTCAGCGTCTTTTTTTTCTCTCGGCTCTATTTCCTGCCTATTTTTCCGATTGTTGCTTTCTGCCCAGCGGACTCCAGTCGCAACGAAACGATTTTTTACGGTGTTCTCTTTCAGGTATTCACAACAATAACGTTGCATACGACATGGCGGCATCTTTTTTTTTGGGAATTAGTTGCCACATCGTGAGTTCTGGCATATGTATAGTTGTTTTGATTCCCTGCTCCTCCAACCGCTTGAACTGCTCTCGAATGTGGTATACTGTTGGCGGCGCATCTACAGTTGTATGACTGTTGATTACCTCAAATGGCACTCCTGACCGCTTAAACAGTTCCAGCATCACATCGCTGTCCTTCCCCCCGCTGTATGTACATACCAGGGGCTTCCCATAATGGTGCAGGGACATTTCTGATGCCATCTTAATTCGTTCTATTGCCTTTTTTCTAAGTCCATTTTTCAAAAAGGAGCCGGGATATCCCATCAACGGTGCGCACCGCTCCGGCCTTCCTTCTTAATCACTCAAATTTGTATAATATGGCTTTCCATGTTTATGCCAATCTTTCTGCGTTCCTCCGGTAATTATAACTTTGTCTCCAATTTTCATTTTTCTTTCCTCCACCTGTCAATTTTGGTGACTTTCTTGGCTCATTCCAAACCAACGCACACCGCGTAAAGGGATCTGCCTATTCTTACCATCGACCAACCGCATAAACAGCAGATCACAGCCAAATCTCACCTCTGTAGTTTCAAATTCTTCCATATATCCGTCCCACCAACGGACGGTAACTTTGTTTATATCCATGTCTGTCCCTTTCTCCGGTTTTCACGGAAATTTCGATTTGGTTGACAAAAACATGTAAAATCTGTAAAACACGCTCATGTTAAGCAAATCTTAAATTACTCCATCAACGCCGCTATCGCCAAGAAATAGCTTACACACTCACAGCACATGTAGTAGCTGTCACCGTGCCGATGAATAAGATACATCTCTGGTCGTCGATATCCACATATAGAGCATTTTGCGGATTTATTTGTGGTTTTCCTGATGGACATCTCATAATCGTTTATCTTTTCTTTCATGCTCTGGCTCATCCCGGAAATATTAATTCGACGGCGTAAAACAGCCGCGTAAAATTTTCCAATAGCTTCTTATCGTTCTCCTTACACTGTTTCGCCAGATTGCATGGAGTATCACATTTAAAATAATCCTTCCGCCTCTTATCAGCCTTAACGCAATGCTCGCATGGCTTATTCATTCCTCGTCTTCCTCCTTCGCTCCCCAATCCTTGCACTCCTCTACCTCAAAATCATGCGCATACCTGCATTCCGGTTTAAATCTACATGATTCACATGGTTTACTTTCTTTGTCCACCTTTACCTCCAAAATACTAATTTATGATACTATCCTCAACCGGTCCTCCGGTACGTCTATGTACTCCCCGGTATCCAGCAACACACCGATCGTTCCCTCGTGGCTACCGATGACCGTACCGCGGATGCTGCGCCGCCATGCTCCATTCATCCACAGCTGCACCCGGACAACCTGGTGTTCATCCAATAGTTTCATCCGTGCTTCCCTTCCTCCATCTGCCTTCTCACCTCAAGCCACTCACACAGCCCAATGTCCTCTATCTCTACCGGCCACCAACTACAGGTATTGCAGTCCTTACCATCACCTCCCGACTGTGCCATCCTTCGGCACTCCTGGTAGTCCTCCTCCATCTCGTCTGACACATCCAGACGCAGCTCCGTGTGCGGCGCCGGGAATAATTTAATCTTTCTCACGGTTCTCCTCCTTCATCGTCTCATACATCCACTTCTTCTCATTCCACTCAACTGCCACCGGCGCCCCGCAGTCATAGCAGTCCACGTCAAATTCAGTCTCTGTCATGTTGGTCAGATATCTGGCCTGCCGGCCACATTCACATTTCATGTACAGCGGAACCATATGCTCCATCCTTGTCACAGCCCCGCATTCACACCGGTAATGATTCAGCCGTGTCTTGGCACAGAAGCCCCTGGTCTTTCCACAGGCAGGGCATTTCATGTACAGATACCCGCCATACCCTGCGGAGATAATGTTAGGCGCCGGTTCTCCGCCTTCCTTTTCCGGAATCCCTGCTGCTTCCACCACTGTCTCAGCCTCCTGTCTTTCCTGACCTGGATAGACTGTTTCTGCCCATTCCTGAACCGGTGCCACAGCCACGCCTTCCTGCAGCTTCTGTCCCCTGCTTCCAATCAGCCACAGTGATTCTGCCAATTTGCGGAACGCCGTCCGCGCCTGGCCCTCCTCCATGTCCATCACCATATATGCTCCTGGCATTGATATCCTAACTTTCATCATTCCTAACCTCCCACTGGATTAATCCCTTTTTGTTTCCTTCCCATATTTCCTGCTTAATAATACAATCTACCGACAGTAACACAGCCTCCCCTAACCGTAGGATCCTGCTTATTTTCTGCTTCTCACTTTTCGTATCACATATAATCCTTATCATTGGTTTTCTTCCTCCTGCCGCAGGCTTACCTCCAGTTCCTTCACACAGTCCGGGCAAAGCTCAAATCCCCTAAACCTTGTTGCGCAGTCTGGACACATAGGGTTGTCACAGGTCTTTACATAGCTTCTTCGTATCCCCACAGCTATCGTATGCTTCGGCATATCGCATAACTGGGTGGCTTCCTTCTTTCCGCAATATCCGCACATTCCTCTTTTGCTTATTTCGTGGCTTACCGCGTATCCTCCATCATCTTCCCGGTCCCTGTCCTCCAGTGCCTCATACACTGCTTTCAACACCCCTGCTTCAAATGGATCACCGGAGCCGGGTTCGTAGTATTCCCTCATCATTTCATACAGTTCATCGGGGTTGTACATTCCCATTCCCCGCTCCAAACATTCAATAGCCCTGCCAAATACCTGCCTGCAGTACGCAACGGCTTTCTTATTCTGGTTGGACAGATGATTCAGAAGCTTTTCATAAGGCTCCCGGTACTTCCCCTGCAGCTCTTCTCTGGGCACCATCTGTTCGTTTTTCATCCGTATCTGATCCAGACGCTTGACTTCTTTCAACTGGTCTGATAAAATCATCAAAACACTCCTTTCAAGGTATGTGGGGCAAAAACGGGAATTAAAAATGCCCCCCAAAAACAACGTATTTACAAGGAGTTCCGGCATTGGGGGGCAAAAGGGGCAAAAGAAAAGTTATTTTATATTTATTATATATTTTTTTTATTTTTAAACCGAAAGAATATATACTGCCCCTTTTGCCCCCCATATTTAAAAAAGTAAGTAAATACAAGGCTTTGCAGGCTAACAGAGGTTTCCTATTTTTGCCCCCTTTACTGCCCCCCAATTGCCCCCTGCTGCCCCCTTCCTACATCTGAGGGAATGGGAGCGTCTGCTGTTCATTTTCATCCACCTGGATAAAATCGCCTTTCAGTTCAATCCCCACAAAATACATGATCCCTTTGACCTTCACTTCCTCAAACCCCTTTTCCCGCAGGTTTGAAAAGAATATATTCTTCTTATAGATGACGCGCTCATTTTCTTCGCAGTACCGCTTGTATTCCTCGAACAGGTCACTCCGCTTAATCCTTCCCCCCGGCGTCTTCTGAAGGCAGTCCTCCAGGAATGCCTTCCCGCTGTCCGCCTCCTTGTATAATTCATTCACCAGCCGTTCACTGTTCCTTGATGCCTTCAGTTCACCGTTTTCACTTGCGTACATCTCTCCCAGGGCGTTCACCGCGGCCAGAATCGTACAGCCCACCTCCGCTGCCAGCTTCTCATCCAGTCCATAGTCCTTCTTCTGCGGCTTCTTGTTCATCTCAAAGATGAGAAGGCGCCGGTAATACGCATCTGACTTTTCGTCCAGATTGAGCGGTATCTTGTTCGCGGAGAAAAGCAGCTTTGCGTAGCTGCGGAAGGTCACCGGGTCACGTCCCTTTTTTTCATACATCAGCGCGTCCTCGCCTGTGGCCTTCTTAATCACATCGATGCTGTCCATAGCGCTGGAAGGAATATCCGCGCATGAATTTAAAAGCTGGCAGTACAGATTGGTCGCGTAGAACCTTTTGTTGAGGTCCTGCAGCGGGATGTTGGAACAGTTATCCCCTCCTATGATTGTCTCAAACAGGTTGATAATGCGGCTCTTACCCGTACCGCCGGTACCCTTGATGATCATAAACTTCTGCTGCCTGGTATCCCGGGTCATGCAGTAGCCGAGATACTGCAGCAGCATCCGGCGGTCATCCGGCCCCGCGGATATATCCGTCAGGAACCGGTCTGTAAACCGCCATCCACTGTCCAGATCCAGGTCCGGGTGAATCTCATGAGGAATCTGGTTGATTGAGAAATATTCCTTCCTGTGCGGCCGGAGTTTATGCTCCACCACATCATACATGCCATTTTTAAAATTAATCCATGTAACCGGATACCGGTTCAGGTCCGTAAACTCCCGCTGGATATCCTCCTGAATCAGCAGCAGGTTGAATATCTGATTCAATGCGGTTGACTTAATAAATTCCGTGTACAGCAGTTCCTGTATCCGGTTCTTGACGCGCGTCCCGTCCCGGTCCTCGCGGAATACCCCGCTTTCATAGAGGTACAGCACCCCGTTCATGGCGAACATATCCATCTCCTGCATCAGGTAATCCACCACGGCCTTGTCAATGACGCGCCTAGGGTTGCCGTATTTGTCCAGTTGATGGAACTGGCGTTTAAACTGTACCTCACTGCCCGGGCCGGTGAGGCGCTGCGCATACCGCTGCAGGCACTCCTTCAGCTCCTCCAGGTTCTCCGGCAGGGACATGTATTCCTTCCCGCGGAACAGCTTCCAGCCGTCCTCCTGGTATGTAATGCCGCCGATTCCCCGAAGCAGTTCCTTTATTTCCTCATTCACGCCCTTCCGGTAACAGGCCAGCACATAGGTATAATCACACATATAGGTTCCCGTGTTGGCCTTCTCCTCCATGTACTCCCGGAAACTTTCCAGGGTGAAGTACTGCTCCGTCAGCTGGTCCCTTCCGATGAATACCGCCTTCCGGCCGGCGGCGATAATCTGTCCGCACAGTGTCACATCATCATTGATGAAAAGCAGGCGGTCCTCACCCGGCTCTGTCCGTATCATGTTGTCAAATATGGTTTTATTCATTCCGCTCTGCTCCTGATGGCCGGGTTCCCGGCCGGTCTATTAATTAAATGGCAGGCCCTTATCCTGCACGTTATCCGGAATATTGATAAACCCGCCCCCGATATCCACAGGAAGTTCCGGCTGGGCCGCCGGCTGCCTGGACGGGTCGAACCGTGTCACATTCGGAAATGTCTTCCCGTTATATGTCCGTTCCTCTACCGTGGCCAGAAAGCTTCGATGCATCATCACCTTGCCGAACCACTCCGGGGACGGGAAGTCATAACCATCCGGCACACCTGTTGCCTTGGCAATCAGGTTTATCTTCCATGCTGCATTGTCCGTAAACGTGAACCGGTCAAACCGGATGCGCATCCCCTGGGACTCCTGCTGCACATCCTTACGTATCTCATAGTCCAGTACTACCTGCTGGTTCCCACTGGTGCTGGTCACTACATCAAATGCCGCAACGGTTACCTCATACTGCCCTGGGGCTATCCTGCTGGGTTCCGTGTTTTTATAATCTACTTTCATACAATCATGCTCCTTTTATTTTTACTTGATATGCCTTAAGCCTGCTTTCATCAATCATGCACCCCAGCTTTCGGTATACTGCTTTCCTGCTCCGGTACTGGCTCATGCACAGCCCTTCCTGTTCGTCCACGAAATCATATACGGCGGGCTTTCCTTTCCCTTCTGCGGGGCGCATGATACGCCCCACGGCCTGCTGTATGGCTACCTTGTCCCGGTGCGGGGTCAGCAGGTACAGTTGCTCCAGCCTGGGAATGTCAAGCCCTTCCTTAGCCAGTGAGTATGTAGCGAACAGCACACGGGACTCTCCTGATTTCATGCGTTCCAGAGCTGCCTGCCTGGCTTTCCGGCTGCTCTGCCCGCAGATGTACTCCACACCATCCATCATCCCATCCAGCTCCCCGGCCAGGCGCTGCAGCTGCTCCAGGCGGTCACCCAACACCAGCGCTGGCCGCTTTTCGACTGTCAGATATTCCATAATGGCAAGATTCCTCTCCGGCGCGTCCACCATATCACTCAGCATGGCGCCAAACTCCAGCGTTGTGTCACCTTGGTACCGGTATCCGGTCGGAACGGCTATTACTTCTGGCGCAATCACGTTCCCTGCCTGGTTCAGTTCTTCTTGGTGGACTTCATATAGTTTCTTTCCCAACAGATAATACATGCCTTTGATAAGTCCGTCTGAGCGGTGTTCGGAGGCTGTTACGCCAATCCGGTACAGTGCCGGAAGATGCTCAAGCACATGCTCAAACATACCTAGTTTGGAATCGCTCATAAATGCCCGGTGGCATTCATCCACCACCACGGTCCCAAACCGGCGGCCGATGCTGTCCAGGTCCTTACCCTTAAGGCTCTGGACCGTGGAGAAGGTGATGTGGCTGCCGATGGTATACTTTCCTCCGCCAATGATGCCGTACTCCCCTTCCTGCAGGTGCAGCTTTCCCCGGGCCCGTTCCAGCGACTGGTTTAGCAGGTCATTGGTATGGGTGATCCACAGGGCCGGCTGTCCAAGCTCCGCAATCACCTGCAGCGCGGTCTCCGTCTTCCCGGCCCCGCAGGGCATCACAATGATTCCCTGTTTTCCGGACCGGACGGCCTGGATGGCCGGGGCCTGGTATGGACGCAGCCTGATATCCGACCGGAACTGCACCGGACTGCATTTGTTCATGCGGTGTTCATACAAGCGCAAGTCCGGATACATGTCCCACACATCCTTAAGAATCCCCCGGGGCAGGACCAGCCTCCCGTCATACCATGAATAGAATACGATGCTGGCCGGTATGCTCCATGGACGGCGCCCCATGTTCAGCAGCTTTGCATAGGCTGGGTTGGCCATGACCAGATGGTCGTTGCACCAGGTTATGATCTCCTGTGGCGGCTGTTCAATGCTAATCACGCTGTCCACTGTTATCCTCATGGCTCCAGCCTCCCTTCCGGCATGGGGGAGAGCCTGACGAACACATAGGGCTGTCCCCTCTTGCTGTATGATTTATTCACAATCAGCTCCACGACCTGAGAGTCATCCTTATAGGCTATTCCGTTCAAGCTGTCCAGCACAATCTTGGCAATGTTGTCCGCATCTGGTTTTTTGGTCGGATAGATACGGTCCAGAAGCATGGCGCCCTTCCGGCTTTTGCTGGTGCTCTTGGGTATCTCATGATACACTTCCAGCTGGGCCCGTACCGGCTTGTCGAACAGATCCACGGTACCGGAGGCAGCCGCCTCCCGGAAGCACAGCTTTACCAGGTTTTCATACTGGACGGTTTCCTTCGGCGTATATGCAATCCCTGCCCGGGTGACCCGTGGCCGCGCCTTCCCCTTGATAGGTCCTGGAATTTCGAACGCGATCACGTTAAGCATACGGCACACCTCCCGCAGCTGCATACTCCTCCGCCTTGGACCTGATTGCCTCGATATCCTTCTGTCGGATCTCGGATGGTGTCTGATATCCAAATGCCTTATGCGCAGCCTGTATGATCTCCGGCGTATCTATATAGGGGTTTGATAATACGATCCACTGCTCCTTCGTGATGGGCTTCTCTCCAAGCAGCTGTGCCGGATCCACTCCGTCATCCAGCCAGGCCTTGAGCTGCCGTCCCAGTTCAGGAGTTATGATTTCCCCGTACTTGTCCAAGAAGGTCACATCCTTGCTGGCCGTGGCGATGTGGCTCCTGGCGATATCCAGTACAATGTCAAATTCATACTCTGTGTCATCCCTCTGTACAGGAGCCAGGCCCACCTTCACCGGCTGCGTCTTTCCACGTTCGTTCTCCTGCATTACATAATCCATCTTGGAGCGCATAGTCACGATGGTGTGGCACCCCACGGCAAGGATGGTGTTGACCAGGCTGTTCTGAACCTTCCCGGCTTCATTCCATGCCGTATAGCTGTTCTTACCTGCCTGGGCGGCAATCCGGTCCTTTACATCCAAGACGCCTCCCTCGTTGTTCCAGGCATGCGAGAAGCTGTCCACTATCACGACTCCATCGGGCCCGACGACAGATGCGGCCTCCTTCACCAGAGACGTATACCGCTCTGCCGTATAGGGAGGGTAAAGGGGGCAGTACAGGAACTTTCCCGTCCCCAGGTCCGTCCTGTTCGCATACATCCGCGCCCTTTCATGCTCCGTATCAATGACGGCAATTTTGCTCCAATCACCGGTAAGCCCATATGCTATATACAGGGCGCCCAGGGTCTTCCCTGCACCGGATACGCCAGTGAGCGCCATCCTAAGCTTGCTTTTCGCCCGTACAACTTCCTGAAAGTTTCCCATAAGCTACACCTCCACCTTGAATTCCGCCGGCGTCTCCTCAACCCGGATACACTCCACCAGCTCTCCAGTATCCTTGATAACCGGATGTTTTCCCTGGGACAGGTCCAGGAGCTTTTTTAACTCTCCCCACCTTGCTTTTTCCTCCGTCTTGATGTAATCCGGCATCCCGCTTTCCTTTAAGTATTCCACAAGTTCATCCTCTTCATAGACAGGCCTGACCTTCGGCAGTTTCAGGACCAACGACCCGGACAGCAGGCGGTAGCTTTCCTGTGTCTTTGTCTTACGGTGGGGAACCTGCATGAAATAGCTGCCAAGGAGGGAACGCAGATAGGAGGTTCTCTGGTTGAAACGCCGCTCTGCCGCCTCAACCTTCTGTTCAATCCTGGCTGTCTGTTCTTCGGCCAGCTCCCGGATACGGTTAAACTCCTGCTTTTCCTCATCTATTTTCCGGATAGCCCAGTCTGCCTTATTGTCATCATCAATCACAAAGGCTTTCTTCTCTTGTGGCGCTTCCTGTCCGTCGTCCGCTGCGGCAGTCTTCTCTATCTCCTCGGATACAACCATATCCCACTCCTGTTCCTGCAGGGCCAGGGCCTCCTCTTCCATCATGGTCTTATCTATCTTCATCTTCGTCCTCCTCATTTTCTAAAAATCCGTTCAGATACGGGTCAAATATGACCTGCTTAAGCGCATTCGCCACCCTGTCATCCTGGCAGCTTGGCAACAGAAGCAGGGTAGTTGTTTCATTGTGCCAGATAAGACCTCCGGACATGTCCTCCCTATAACATGGGTTCCCGGGCAGCTCCTCCTGATTAAAGTCGATGGCTTCCAGATCAATCAGATCCAGAAGCTCCTTCCTGACATGGCAGAGTTCCCCGTTAAGGTTTGACTGTATCAGGCCATACATCTCCTCATTACGTTCCTCATAGACATTGGTCCAGAAGGCAGGCCGGCCGGATATCCGGTATCGCTGGACCACATGGATGCTGCGGCCTTCCCCGGTATCTATCTCATACTGAGGCATGGGATTTTCTTTCGATATCGTGAAGATTTCTCCTTCTGCTGGAAAAATGCCGGCCAGCTCAATAATCAGGGACTTCACAATGTTGGGCATCCCGTCATACATGATATGTACCGCCCAGGCGCTTCCCATAATTGAGTATCCACTGTCAATGTTGCCAATGGTCAGTTTCACATCCTTGTAATCCCGCTTCATCAGTTTTTTAAGCTGCGAACTGTTGATAAACATTATTTTTCCCTCCTCTATGGTTTTACCTTTTTTCTTAGTTCATCCAACGCAGTAAGGTATAACGTCTGAAGGGCCGATGCCTGGTCTCCTATATCATCACTGGATATCGCTTTTGAAACACTTGAAAGAAGGGTAACTGTAAGAGCAACGACGTCTACATAATTGCCCCGTATCGTTGTCTCAACTTTCTCCCCGTGTGCTTCAATCCCTACGATGGGTACATTCTTTTCAGCTTTTATCATTGATTTTTCCTCCTGAATCCCTTATACTAAGGGTGATTAGATTATCTTGCTATTGGACCTTCGGACGGCTCCACCCGTCGGGGGTCCATTTTTTGTATGACCGGCACGGCATCATTCGGCTCCGCTCCGGGCATCTATTCCTGTACCGACATGTCCGGCACACATCCTCTATCATCGTCTGCCACCTCCTTACTCTTTGACATAGACAGACTTGGTATCGTTGTCATATATCAGCCACAGCGTGTCGCCGGCACTATCCACAATCATGGCCTCGTTGTTATGTACGGTCAATTTAAAATAGCGCATCTCAAAACCCTCTGACTGCAGCCACTTGCGGATTGCGTACTCCGCGATGCTCTTTGCACCTTTAATCATCTTCCTCACCTCCCTTCAAATTGCGCCCATCACCAGGGCCATAATCCACCCAGTTGCCACCACCATCCCGCCCATCAGGATGACCGCCGGCACAATCCACTTAGCTGCCCTCATAAGGGGATGCTCGTCCCATTCGTCATCACATCTCAATTTCATGCACCTCCCCTTTGTCGTACACCACACGGATTTTGTCACCATTGATGTCCGTCACTATGGCCTCATGTGCATTGACTGCTTCCATGTGGCCATCCAGTCCCGGGTAAACCGCTTCTAGGTACTGGCGGATACGGTGCTCCGCAAATGTTTTAGCTCTCATTGGCTTGTCTCTCCTTCTATTTCTGCAACAGCAGCGTCAATCTCCTCCATAGTTCTGCCCAAATACTGAGCTACTAAGTTTGTCTGTATCACTATGTGCGCCCGCTTTCCGTGCTTCTCATAAATTCCAATGGGATATTTGCCTATCCTGACTTTTTCAATAAGGTAGGGCACATCAACGCCAAAGATTTTCGCTGCTGTTTTGGTTTTGATTCGGTTTGGACGCATCCTCTCTCACCCCTTCTTTCTTATAGAAATCCATCTCCCCCTATGTTACAATTTCATTACAGGCCCTGCCCGGCCAAGTATGATAGGAGGGAGGTGAATATCATTATGACTTGGAACGAAGTAAAAACCCTCACATGGGACGAAATATCATTTTTTAAGTATTGTGATATCTCTGCTGATACTTTCGATTTAGTTCAACGCAAATGGAATAGAACCATTAATTTTCCATCAGATGTTGAAGCCAAACTGAAAGACCTTTGCAAACCCTTTGTACGGGAATATGAAAAACGATATAAAACATTTGACTTTGTCACTTCTACAAAAGATTTTGTATCTTTTCTGCAAAGTCTTCGAACTCTTTTAAATATGGGTAAAGAGTTTTATCCATATCTGAAAGCATTTGTTGTAGCTCTGTTCGATTTTTTACTTTCGAAATAAACATTTTAAGTCTTTGAATCTGAAAAAGTGCGTAAAGTATCATTGGTAATTGCTTCAATGGTACTTTTCTGCACCTTATTGCCATCACAAATGTCTCTTGCAATAAAGTGATGGTTTTCATTGTCTGTTCCGTTTCTCTCACTCCTTTCATCAAAATCCTATATTTTAGGATTTCTCGGGCACAAAAATATAATCCATAGGTATTCCAGATACCTCGCTGATTTTCCTTAGCTGGCTCGTACTTGGCTCTGTTTTTCCTTTTTCCCAATTTGTAATAGTAGACACATCAACCCCCAGAAACTCTGCCATTTCTCTTTGATTCATTCCTGCATTTACTCTGGCAGCTGGTAATGTAATTTTCGGTCTTTCAATTATTCCCATAGGTCATAACCTCCTTTCTCGAGTGTAGTATAATCCATTTTTTTAGGATTGTCAATAATTGATTTGATTTTTTAGGATTTTTCTTGAAAATAATCCTATTATGCTGTATAATTCAAATTATTAGGAGGTGGCAATGTGACAGACGAAGAACAAAAAAGAATATTTTCTAAAAACATTAATTTCTATATATCCCAAAGCGGAAAACAGCAAAAAGAAGTTGCAAATGACTTAGGCTTTAATCCAACCACATTCAATACCTGGTGCGTAGGAAAGATAGTTCCAAGTGCTGGAAAAGTACAAAAAATTGCTGACTACTTTAATATTGGAAAGTCAGATTTGTTAGATGATAAAAGCGCTATCAGATATATGCCTCGTAGCAAAGGAGTTATAATAAAAGTTCTTGGTTCAGTTGCTGCCGGCATTCCAATCAGCGCAGTTGAGGATATCATAGATGAAGAGGAAGTCACCGAAGACATGGCACGTCAAGGGAACCTGTTTGGTCTGCGCATCAAAGGGCATTCCATGGAGCCAAATATCTGCGATGGTGATACAGTCATAGTCAAGGAGCAGCCCGATGCCGAAAATGGCGAGACCGTAGTTGTTCTCATCAATGGGGATGAGGCTACCTGCAAGAAAATATATAAGTATGAGGATGGGAGTATTCGTCTGGTTCCAAATAATCCGGCATTCTCCCCTAAATTATATACGTTGGATGAAATCAGTACATTACCAGTGACAATCGTCGGAAAGGTGATTGAGTTACGAAGGAAATTTTAAAACAGGAGGATATTTTTATGGGTGCTAAAAACAGAGTAATTGCAGGTGACTATTTAGGGAAAAGTCTGATTTTGGGAATGGGAAAACCTTCACTTGTTGTGGGATTTGGAAAGAATTATTATTTGACAAAGGATGTGGTGGAATCCTACGAACTTATAACCGATGAGCACAGAAAAAGCGCAGCTTCAGGAGTTGCAAGAGGATTAGTTGGAGGAGCACTGTTAGGTCCAGTTGGATTACTTGCAGGAGGATTATCAGCAAAAAATAAAGGGATATATCAGGTTGCTCTCCAATTTAAAGACGGTAAAAAAAGCTTAATAGAAATTGATGATAAAATGTACAAAGCTCTGGTTACTGCACTATTTTAATGTTAGAAAAGCCCCTGTGCTACCAACACAAGAGCTTTTGATGATACTATTGCCGGATAAGTCCGGTGAAATAATATCGGCCTCAACAACCATATTATATCATCCGGCACCCATTCTGGCAATGGGTGTATTTTGGTACCCATTTTTAAGAGCTATTGCGATATCGCAACAGAAAGGATGATATATATGGCACTGATTCAATGTCCAGAGTGTTCTGGTCAAGTAAGCGACCGCGCCTCTTCCTGCCCACACTGCGGATTTCCACTTAGTACAGCTCCTGTCACTAAGCGTGGGCGCCCAAAAAGGCGGGAAGAGCTGACATTCCGACTTCCAAATGGTTACGGGACTATTAGGAAGCTTAATGGAAACCGAAGAAAGCCCTATGCTGCCCTTGTAAATCCGACACAGGTATTTGATGATGAAAAGGGCACATCCCATTATAAGTATGAGCTGTTGGGGACATTCGCTGAGAAAATAGACGCTTATAATGCTGTCATGCAATATCGTAAGAGTCCCGGAGGATTAAATAGCAACATAACTGTAAAAGAACTATTTGAAAAATGGATTGAACACCATATGAAAGTGAACAACTACCCTGATTCCATGCGAAAAAAATACGAAATGGAGTTTGCTTATTTGTCTCCCATATACAAAATTCGGGTATTGGATACCAGTCCTGCCATGTTGAAAGAGGCAATAGAGAGCGCGACCAAAATCGGAACCCGTGGAAAAACCAAAGGACAAGTTGTAGTTGCCACCCCCAATATAAAAAGCAATATCAAAGGCCTATTGAATATGATGTATGACCATGCCATATTCCTCCGCATCCTTACGGTAAATTATGCACGTACTTTTGAGCTCAAGTTTGATATCGTACACCGTGAGGGCCGGCCTTACACACAGGCTGAAAGGGATATTTTGTGGAAACATTCAGGAACCCTATTTATCGACATGACCCTTGTGCAGTTCTATTCCGGTTGGCGCCCCAACGAAGTCCTTAACATTGGGATAGATAATGTGGACCTACAAAACCGTACATTTACCAGCGGCTCCAAGACGGAAGCTGGAATTAACAGGACCGTTCCCATACATTCCAGAATCATTCCTATTGTAGAGCATTATTACAAAGAGGCGCATGACATAGGGCGCAATATACTATTCGGCCGTAAGATCCCACATAATGGCCAATACACTTATACGGACAATTCATTTCGATACGGGCTATTTAAAGACTTTGAAGGACTAGGTATCAAAGACCATGTGCTGCACGATGGGAGGCACACATTCTCGACCATGGCAAAGGAAAATGGGGTGGATGACTTTGCCAGGAAAAAATTTATGGGACATAATATTTCGGACCTGACGGACCGGGTATATACCCACTTGGATTTAGAATGGTTCCGAACGGAAATAGAAAAAATAAAATAGTGTTGATTATAGCGTTGATTATTATGTTATTATCTAATACCTGACTTACACTTTTGAAAAATTATACCATACCATAAAATAACGTATTTACAGCATTCTCTTAATATGACCAGATATTTCTTCCGCATTCACACTTCGTTCATA